CTACCTTGAGATTAAGATTCGCAAAAACCAACTCAAATGAATTGGATTAAGAATCTATTGAGCGAAGGCGATGCCGTAAGCTCAAAACGATTTATTGGCTTGTTGGGTGCTTTGACTCTTTTGGTGATGCTGGTGGTTAATTCCTTCAGCCCTCAAACGATTGGCCCTTCTGATGGGTTGGTGAATGCCGTTTTGGTTTTGACTCTTGGTTGTTTTGGATTTACATCTTTAGATAAGTTCGCGCGTAAATAAATATTAAGTGAAAAGGCTACGCAAGGGAATCGTAAACACATTATCATTTGTAAAACTCAATAGTTTCCAGACAAATGATTTTACCCTAACTTTAACAAAAGTTGTTGGGACGGAGGAACTTGTGCTTTCTTCATTAGCTGACGTATACAGTTTAGATGTTTGTAAGGATTTCATTACTTTGAATGTTGACTTGTTGACAAACAGCCTTGAGGGTGGTGAGTATGTATTGACATTAACAAATGGAAGTAGCTCATATGAGTATCTTGCCCTTGTTGATACCTATACTACTACAAATGGTAGCGGAAGTGTGTACGGAAACACAGTCAAGTTCAGCGACTTGTAAATTAAAGTAATAGGATACAATGGGTTTAGTAGATAATATTCGCGAGTTCTTCGGCAGTTCTTATCAAGGTTATGGTACATATATCGTAGCCACAGAGAACAGCATCCAGACCAACCCGCTTGAGAATTCCATCAATGACCTCAACAAACAATATAAGTTGGGGTATTCCAATGCCGGGAACTATGTGAAGTTCGGTGTGAATGATGACTTCCCTAATGTGTTGGAGCGTATGCTCCGCCAATCACCTGTCCACGCTGGTATCATCACCAAGAAGGCTAAGATGGTATCGGGTAATGGTATTGAGTACAACGTAGAGGCTTTCAAGACACCTCAGAAACAAGCAGAGATTCGGGCTTTCATCAACAACTGCGCTGGCAAGAACAAAGGTCTGTATGATGTCATCGTACACGCAGCCTTCCAGTATGAGTTGATGGGTGCTTTTGCTTTGTATATCAAATGGAACAAGGAGCATACTAAGATTGTAGAGCTGAAGTCATTGGATGCTAAGGGTGTTCGTTTGGCAGAGCCTAATGAGCAAGGTAAGATTACCCACGCTATTATCCGTAGAGCCTTTGGTATCCAGGCAGACGCTATCCAACACAACCAACCAAAGAAGGTTAAGTTGTTTGACAAGTTTGATAAGAGTGCCGTAGAGCAAGTGCTGTATGTTCAGAACCCTTATAGTGGTAATGACTTCTATGGTGTCCCCAACTACATCTCTGCATACAACTATATCGCTTCCGACTTTCAGTTCGGTAAGCACATTGAAAATTCTGCTGCAAATGGATTTAACCCTAAAGTCCTTGCTACGTTTATTGGTCGTAATATGTCCAACGAACAGCAGCGTGAGGAGTATCTGAAATTCAAGGAATCTTTTACAGGTCCCGAGGCAGATAACTTCATTATTTCTTGGGTAAAAAAGGAGGAGGATGCGCCTAAATTCACTCCTTTGGATGTTCAGAACTTGGATAAGACGGTAGATACACTAGCTCGCTTGAACGACTCTAAGATTCTTACCGCACACAACGTAACATCCCCAACCCTTTTTGGCGTAATGGTTTCTGGTAAACTCGGAGGCACTGGTAACGAACTTATCAGCGCATATCAAATCTTCCGAGCGACAGAGACCTTGCCTAACCGCAAGTTGCTGATGGACTCTTTGAACCGCATCTTGGGAACTGTTGGATATGAGAAGATTGATGTTCAGATTCTTGAGGAAGTAATCAATCTACAGAATATCAAAGGAGCAAATACTTCAGACATTAAAACAGTAGCGTAATGGTAAATGTTATTTTCATTGACGATAATTATTTGTACAAGAACTTTCCTGTACCAAAACGCTTAGACCGAGGTGCTGTATTGTCTGTAATCCAATTGGAGCAGTACACTTCTTTGCAAGATATTGTCGGCACTTGTTTATATGACCATATCGAGAATGCTGTAGACACCCAAACGCTCACCTCTGCGGAGGAAGAGTTGTTTAAGATTATGCAGTATTCCCTGTGCTTGTTTACCGCTAAGAGCATCATCTCTATCTTGCGTACACAGTTTGGTGCCACTAAGAACGAGGAGGCTGAATTGGGTCAGTACTCTTTGGATGCTATTGCCTCTACTATTGAGAGCAAGGTGGCGTATATCAACAAGCGTATGTTGGACTTCATCAAGAACGATGCTACCATCTACGCTATTGCTACGGCAGCGGATTGTACTGGGGACTTGTTTGATGCGGATGATGTATACCAAGGTTCTGTCTTCTATCCTTTGGATGGCATCGCTCCTAACACCTGTGAGTAATGGCTAAAGGTCAAACGGCAACCTCGTATGTAAGCAAAAGCAAGAAGCGGGGTAAGCATTCTAAGAGTGCCTCTGAAAATAAGAACTCCAAGCACTATAAAAAACCATATAAGGGACAAGGCAAATGATGCTCTCTAAGAACTTTTCTCTTGCTGAGATGACTCGTAGCACCACAGCACAGAAGAAACGCATTGAGAACGTCCCTAATGCAGCTCAAATCGAATTCCTTCGTGAGTTGTGCGAAAAGGTTTTACAGCCAGTGCGTGATGAGTTCGGTCCTATCCATATCTCTAGCGGGTACAGAAGCCCTAAGTTGAATGTGGCTATTGGTGGTTCTTCTAGCAGCCAGCATTGCGCCCTACGAGGAGCTGCTGCTGATGTAGATATGGGGGATAAGAACAAAGATATTTTTAATTTCATCAAAGATGAACTTATATTTGACCAACTTATTTGGGAGTTTGGTTCTGACGAAAATCCATCTTGGGTACACGTTTCGTACCATTATGGACACAATCGCAAACAAATCCTTAAAGCAGTAAAAATAAATGGAAAAACAAGATACATCCCCTTTTGATAATTGGCTAAATGAACTTGAAGAAATTGAAACCCCAAACGCTTGCTCTATCGATAATCCTGAGTGCGACTCTTGCGGTAGTTAATGGATGCGGTATTGCGAAAAATACCCCAGAGAATGTGTTTGTACGGGACACGGTGATTGTAACCAAGGAGCGGAAACTAGTAGACACTCTAGTGGTTCAGAATTGGGACACGATAACGACAATAAAGGACAACGTACGCGTAAGACTCGTAAGGGTAAATGATACCATCTATGTAGATGCAGAATGCCCTACAGATACTTTCATTGTAAATACAGTGACCATCAAGAATGTAAAGGAGGAGAATCCTAAACGGGGATGGGAGTTTTATATGGGTTGGGCGTTTGCCATACTGGCAATGCTAGTGATAATTAAGACTGTACTTAATAAAGTACTAGAATAAAAAAGGGGGCTTAGGCCCCCTTCTCTTTTATAAATGCATCCCATTTTTAGTTACGATGCTGATGCCCCACCACAGCCAACCGATGCTAATACATCTTTCGCATATTGCTGAGTCGTAGGTGAACGATATGTGCGGAAGTAAATGTACACTTCCCACAAACTTAAATGCTTCTATTTCCATTATGGTACGGGTTGAATGTTTACGTTTCTAACTGATACATTCCAGTTAATCTTTTCTACAAAGGACCTTGCCTCTTCTCTGGTGTCAAAGTCTTTCTCTCTTTGTTCCCATTTTGCCTTTCCATTTGGAGTCTGGTCAAAGTAGGTGTAGTGGACTCGGTATTTCATTTGATGTTAAATCCCATCATTGTGGGCTTATTTTACACTTTGTGGGTCATTTACTTTACACTTTGAGCCGTATTTGTTCTTTTTATGACTCATAATACTGAGTGGGGAGGAGTGGCTTCCATCATCCGTTATAATCCACCACCCCTCCAACTACCAACTCATAGCCAAGATATGTGTTTCCAGTATTGATTCACTGTACTCTTGCGAACCCCATCGCTAGACCCCAGGGCCTTACGCTTCTTGCGATAATCCACATAACAATCCTTACATCTCCCCTTGTAGTATGAGAAGACTCCGTTCTTCTTCTGAGGACTAAAGCACTCTATAGGTTTTGTTTGGTGGCAAGTGTTGCACACTTTTGATTCTACTGATTCCATACCATTAGTTTCTATCTAACCATCTGCGATACATATTCGCTGCAACAGCTAATCGCTGAGGATAGAATGGATAGTATCTTTTGAGACGTGCCATAGCGATACGCATAAACTGCTCACTCGATGTCTTGCTCTTCTTCGTCATCCCAAATTTGTGCTGAGTTTGGATTTTGGTTGAAATAGTCAAAGTAATGCTCACCCGAATTATCGTTGGGCATAGTAATGTCTATTCGTTTGAAGGCCCCTGTCTCTTGGTTATCAACGAATTCTTGGGAATCCCCTAGGTCATCCCAGTACAAAAACCGCATATCATCTCCAGCTCCCATAACCCTAAAGTTAAAAAATATATTGCAAAAAACAAGGGGCCTAAGCCCCTTGCTATTAACCTTTTAAACTTTCCTTCCACTTAGTTGAACACACAGCAAACCGCTGTCCAGTTTCGGGATACTCGGAATTCATCGTGTCATCCCCCATACATCTAGCAATATAGTCAACTCGTTTCTCTTTGTCGTTCGGTGTAGGTATCGGCATTGTTGTTTTGTTTATAAAGGTAAATAAAGCCACATAGGCATTCCTTCCCCTCGCAACTGCAAGAGGGATTAGAGTTGAAATAACCAGTGTCGCTATTCATAATTTACCAATTTCCGATATGTAAACTCAGCAATAATTGCAGAGTAAATGGAGTAAAAAGGATTCATTCCGACAAGGTAATATCCAATCAAGGAACACCAAAAGGTCATACAAAGTACGCAATTAAACGGCTTGTATGGCAATACCTTTTCGATAAAATATCCATAGGGTTCAAACGTAAATAAGAAGGCGAACATAAATGATACACCAATCACAGTCAACCAAATCTCGTAATAATTCATAATCTTTCGCTAATGTTATCGTCTTTAATATATTTTTCGTACCGCACTTTGCGTACGCCATCTTCAAAAATAGTCATAGGTCCCTTCATCTTATGCCCATACACATCGCTCCACTTCAACGAGGTCATCTTATTGTACATCGCTGAGTAAATCATAGATATGATTAGGTTGGCGGCACTTCTGCCTGGTGCATAGTAGTGTAAGAACTTCTCACATACGCGCATAACAGCTTCATCTACAAGGGATTGCAAAAGCTCCTCATCTCCCCTAGTATAGAAGGAGTGTTTGGCTATCTCTATAGACCTATCCATAGTAAACTTACCAAGGAACTCAGTCATATGCCCTTGCTCTGCTGACTTACTCGCTTCGTTTTCTACCTCCTCTTTGCAATACTTCCTCTTTTTCAATGTTCGTTAAGATTGCAAGTATGTCTGGCAAGTAGTCGGCAAGTTCCGTTGGTCTAACCCTAAGGTCTTTTCCGATGCCCACCAAGGTGATAGGTTGCTTATTGTCAAATCTATACTTAATTGATTCATATAATTCTATAATGAAATTAGCCTCATCAGAGGTCATAATTTCGTAATAATCTTCATCCATTATCATCGTTGTAGGGACGAATAATCTTGGCGAACTCGCTATCAATCTTAGCAATCTCGTCAATCAAATCGTTCTCTATTTTATATGCCCGCTTCATCTCCCCGAATGTTGAGTCCTTACCTGTATTGGCAAACTCAATTGCCATCATATGCATATGCTCATCTATCTGTTTCTTGACGGACGGATTTGTATAATATTGCAGTTCCTTTTTCATCGCAGTTTGTAGTTTTGACATTTGATAGTAGTAATGTAGTGATTCTTCTCTACTTCTTGGTCGAACCTAAGCCGTACTTCTTTAACGTACTTTGGGCCATCATCCTTAATACAACCCATTTCCACGAGAGTATCCGATAGAAACTTTGACACAAGAATACCATTGTCAATATCAAGGCGGCTATTGTAACGAATATCCAGAGAATAGGCCTCACAAGTAAAGTCATCAATGTGCGATAAGACTTCTTTGATAATTTTTTTGTAGTCATCCTTCATCTTTTTGCGAACTCCCCAATGCCTCTGCGTATACAACTTGTTCAGAGAGGGTGGTTTGGGTAGGTCTAAAATTATCTCTACAGTATCCATCAATCCAGTAACTTCAATCCTTTCTTAATGGACAAATATCCTACCACCTTCTCTACTTTCTCTCTATTAGAGAAGTGTGAGGTCTTAGGCATCAGCCTCAGTTCCCATTCGGGTTGAGTCATTGTGCTAAGGTTAAAAACAAAAACACCTTCTGGCGTAGAGTTCACATAGTAGGGCTTAGTGCCGAACTGCGATGCTCTTGCTAGAAGGCTATCGTATTTATCCTTTTCAATCAGCAAATCATCGTAATGCTTCTGCCGACATTTGAGTTCTAGGTCAATGTTCTTTTCCTTGCTGTAACAATCGTACTTTGAATATTGATGTTCTGATGGCTCAAGGTCTTTGATGAACCGAGCCTTTAGATAGTCAAATAATTCTTGCTCATTTTGTATCATTATTTTCTTTTAGGGCTATCTTCAATAAGATGAGATAACCAATTAGGTCGGATACAGTATCCTCAGTTTTGTCATTGATGCCCTTGTTCTTAATACGCATAATCTTATCATCTATACGCGCACAAAGGGAGTCTACAGCGTTGCCCTTAGAAAATATATTTACAGGTCGGACAGCAGAATCGCCATACGACTTGTTCTTTTCGGACAATAAATTGCCGACAGCATTAACCTCTTCCCAAATTTTCTGTTCAGTAGTAGCACTCATCCTTACAAATATTAGAAAATTATTCTAAAAAACCAACTTCAAACTTATATAATTTTTTATTGCCCGATGATTCTATCACCAAACGCCCATTTACGGGATTAAAAAATACATACTTCTCAGCGTGTCCAGTATAGTCTTGCACATCAAACTTATATTCGTTTCCGTTGATTATTAAGTTACCATTATCAGCGATATCGCAAGAAGAAATCTGGGGGACATTGAACTTAAAGTATCCTATAAGTACATTCCCCCAGGCTCTCTTGATATCCCTAGCCAAACTGAGGTCGGGCGTATTGCTTCTTTCCGTTTCCATCCATTTCGTAATATCGGTTCTTCATCTTATCGTAGTAAAGGTAAACGCTTCCTAGTTTGCCTACAATCTTAGGCTTGGCTTTGACTACCGATATCTTCACTTGGTTAGGTTCGTAGGGTATTCCCTCCTCATCTTCCATACCATAGGGACAACGCCATATGTTGATGACCATCATTCCTTTTCTGGACCACTGCATACCACCCGCGATATCATTCATAGTAGGCACATCCACATAGGGGATTCCGTTCTTGTACTTTGCTTGTTGGTGTTTGGTGTGTACAGTAACGATAGTATGGTAGTCATTCTCTGCGGAATGCTTACGGATACGAGTTAGCACTTGACCAATAGCAATGTCATCGCGGATACCTTGGGAGATATCTGTCTTGATTTCTGTAAATGGGTCAATGCAACAGCCGTCAATCTTGAGTTCGTATCGCTCCTCAATCTCTTCTACGGCAGAATAGAAACCTTCGATGCTCAAGTCCTTGAGACCGCTATCAATAATGTAGAAGTGGCTTGAGATAAACTTAATGGCTGCTTCTGCCTCTTCATCTGTAGCCATCATCTTGTCGTTGACAAGTAGTGGTTTACGGAGATAGACCCAACAGAGTTCTGCAAACACTTCTACGGGCGCACCCGTCTCGGGGGAATAGACTGCCCATTTCCATCCTTCATACTGAGCAAGGTTCATCATCAGTTCAAAGGTGAACTGCGACTTGCCTTGGTGCGCTCCAGCATAGATGTAGGTGGTGCTACCTTTCTTGATTGAATACTTATCGAACAGGGAATCGAACCCTGTCCAACAGCCTTTCTTTACTCCTTCATTTCGGAGGTTAATGATGCTGTCCCGAAGGGCCTCGGCATCGAAGATAAATTCTCTAAGTGTGGACATAGTTTGTGGTTATTTGAATTCTTTATCGTAGTCACTCTCGTTGTAATAGAAGGAGTCACCTAGCGGTTTGGACTCGTATATTTCTATGACGTGAAAGTCGTACACTTTTGTGTTTGCAATCCCCATATGATTCATCATCTGGAACATCAGCTCCGGGTTGGAGTTCATATCCTCTAGGGTCTTGGCTCTGCTGACAAACTCATAAGGTCTTGTCTTGTTGCCTCGGTAGTGGTTGGAGTATCCGTTACCGACTCTCTTCTTCCAATACACCGAAACTTTGTGATGGAATATCTGCTGTCTCTCTTCGCTCATCTCCTTCTAGAAGTTTGTTAATTTCATTTACTCTTTTATACATCTTTCCTAGTTCAGCCTCGTGGTAGTTGATGGCTTTCTGTAGGACTTTGCGTTCCTCTTGATAAAAGTGTATGGGTACTTTGTAACTATACATATGAGATTATATTAGATAAGAAAGGGGGCAAATGCCCCCTCTCTGTCCTTACCAATTGAAATAACCACAAACCACTTAGAAAGGAAAATCTTCTTGTGAGTTTACAGGCTGAGGAGCAGACTTCTGCTCGCCTTGAATCTGGAGATACTTACCTCCATCACGCTTGTCTTTCATCTCTAGATTGACCCATCCCTTTTCATTCTTTGAATTAGCAAGGAGTTCGAAGTCGTTAGGTCCGAATGCAATCTTTACGATGTTGCCGTATTTTGTTTCTACTACTTTGATTTTTCCGAGAAACTGACGTTGTTCTTGTGACATAATTAATTTAATAAGAGTTCCTTTAAATGTTCGTACTTGCGTTGTAATTCCATAACCATCTTCCGCAAGTCATTGATGGCGTGGTCATAGTCTGTTATATCCTTAGCATAAGTATCCAAAAACACAAGTGCTTTATCATACGCAGTCCTGTATCCATCCTCACTTATTCGCAACTTGTGCGACTCAATGTAATGGTATACAGTTCTGTTGTCAGCATTTAGATATCTAGCAACTTCACTCTTCGTATAACCTCGCTCTAGCATAATCGCACAATAGATGCTCTTAGCATTCGCGACATCTCTACGCTTGGAGTTAGAAGTTACATCAGACATATCTACATCTAGCGCAGAACACACACATACCAATGCTCTGTTCTGGAATGCATTATAATTCATACTCTGCTGTGTAGTAGCGATTGTATTCTCCATCTATAAATAGTCTTTTGTAAAGTTCTATGGATGTCTTGAGTTCATACAGCCCACTCTCTAAAAAGCGGTCTGAAGATTTAAAGATTCCAATTTCATACGGGAATTCCTTCTCGATTACTACGAAATAAAAGTCATCCACTTCAAAGAGGTACTTATACAATGCTGCTTGCTGATTGTATAGCATATATCTCGCTCCCTTCTGGAATTCAGATATGCTCTTTGCGGTGGTCTTTAGGTCGACAAGATAGGAACCATTCCAGTCTTGAATCAGAGCATCAGCCTTGCCCTTTAGAGGCACACCCATCAGTTCCCCTGTAGCGGGAACCTCGGGGCGGAAGTTAGACATCAGTTCCATTACCTTGGGGCTGTGCTTTAACTTGTCGTACATATCGTGTACGCAGTTCAGTTCTCTAGGGTTAAGGATATCTCTACCCTCATTCTCTTCGGAGAACTTCAGCCATTCCTTTCCTCTTCGTGTACCCTCGTATACCAAAGCCGTCTCCTTGCCCTCTAGGAAGAGAGCGTGGAGCGCGGAACCTACAGCGAAGAAGGATGCATTTGGATAGTTCCATTTGTTCTCCCGCCATAGGCTAAACTTTGTAGGTGATTCTCGTAGAAGTTTAAGAGAACTATTCGACATATAACTTCTGTCGGAATAATACTCTTTGTCATCTTTAAATTTTTCCTCAGTCATCTAG